TGATGCATATTTTGGAATGCAAACCACACGCACTGCAACCAGCACTGATTATGACCCCAGTGTTCCTTCGTGTCACCGCCTGCTTTATGCGGGCTATAGCGGTGGCGGTGGTGTGGCTGCAACATCTCCCAACTCCACCACTGGAGTTGATGATTGGGCATATGTCTTCAGTTTAGATGACATTGTGCTGAAGGCTGCTCCAAACGAGTGGTATTATTCTTCAGGCTCCAGGGCCCGGGCCTCCGGAGATTCTTATACTTCTGGCGGCTATACCGAGCTTTTGAATGCCGGCATCGATAAGTTTACCTGTCCCATCTTTGGTGGTTTTGATGGTTTCGACATTATGAAGCCAGATCCTCTCTATAACAAGGGAATGACGAGTGCTACGGACCTTAATAGCTACGCGTATTATACATACAAGCGAGCCATTGACACAGTTGCCGATCCTGAGTTTGTTGACATGAACCTTTTGACGGTTCCAGGTCTCACACAAGATAGTTTAACTCAACACATGATTAATGTGGCAGAAAATAGGGCCGATACATTAGCGCTCATTGACTTGGCTAATGTTTACGTGCCTCCTCATGAGCAGTACTACGCTAGTAAAGTAGACCGTATTCAAACTACGCCTACGACAGTTGCAACTTCGCTGCGTGATCGGCGCATCGACTCCAGTTATGGTTGTACTTTCTATCCATGGGTCCAAGCCCGCGACGAAAATAGCGGCCGCCTCTTATGGGTACCACCAAGTGTGGCCATGATGGGTGTTCTCGCTAGCTCACAAGCTAAATCGGAACTTTGGTTCGCTCCCGCTGGGTTTAACCGCGGCGGTTTAAGCAAGGGTGCGGCTGGTATTCCCATTAGCGGAGTAACGCAGCGTCTCACTTCCAAGGAACGTGACACCCTCTATGAGAGCAACATTAACCCCATTGCATCTTTCCCCTCCAACGGAATAGTTGTCTTCGGTCAGAAGACACTTCAAGAGCGCCAGTCGGCTCTTGATAGAATCAACGTGAGAAGACTAGTCATCTACTTGAAGAAGCAGATATCTCATCTTTCAACCAAGATTCTTTTTGAACAGAATGTTCAAGCGACTTGGAACCGCTTCATCTCAATGGTCGAGCCGTTCCTTTCAAATGTCAAGACACGGTTTGGTATCACGGATTACAAGCTCATCCTTGATGAGAGTACCACAACTCCAGACCTTATTGACCAGAACATTATGTACGCCAAGATTATGATCAAGCCCGCACGCGCCATTGAATACATTGCTATTGACTTTGTTATCATGTCAACGGGGGCTTCGTTCGAAGATTAAAGATGTGGGGGATTTTTCCCCCACCCCACTATTTAAAAATAGATATAGGAGTTCTCAAAAATGCCATTCTGGTCAACAAATTTCGGTGAAGATACCACTTTAAAAGATCCAAAAAGACAATTTAGGTTTTATGTGGAGTTTCAAGGCATTGCAGCCCCAATTGGAGGCGCCACTCTATGGTATGCCAAGACGGCAGCTAAGCCGAGTTTTACGATTGCGCAAAGTGAGCACAAGTATTTAAACCACACATTTAAATATCCTGGGTCCGTGACCTGGGCGGATGTTGCTGTTACATTGGTCGACCCAGTTGACCCTGACATGTCAGCTACTTTGTCTGATATTTTGGTACAATCTGGCTACTCACCCCCCACCGATCCCACGAGTGATCAGATGGGAACTATCTCTAAGGCCAAGGCTGCTGGCGCACTTGGAACAGTTATAATTACACAAATTGACTCAAATGGTGCAGAATTAGAGAAATGGACTCTTTGGAACTCTTTCATCACTGAAGTTAAGTACGGAGACCTAGCGTACGGAACGGATGATTTGACGGAACTTTCTTTAACACTCGCTTATGACTGGGCCCGCGTTCAAACGTTCGCTGGTGGCTCTGTGCTGGTTGCTGGTGATAACGGCAAAGACTTCTTTAACGTATAGACAAAAAATAGACGAGGTGTATATTGTCACGAAATAGAGAGCGCATGGGTGGCGCTCACCAACACGATACCGGTCCCCCACCGCAAACATTACAAAATGAAGGTGGAGGAGGTTTTTCGTTTGTAGTTCCTACAGAATTTGTAGAATTACCATCCCAAGGCAAGTTTTATCCCGAAGGGCACCCCCTTCATCAGCAGGACAGTCTTGAAATCCGTCAAATGACGGCAAAAGAAGAAGATATGCTCACATCCAGAACTCTCTTAAAAAAGGGAGTGGCGTTGGATCGTGTGATAGAAAACTTAATTGTAGATAAGCGCATCGACCCCGATTCGCTTTTGACCGGAGATAGAAACGCTATCATCGTAGCCACACGCGTTTCAGGTTATGGCAACGAATACACGACGCAGGTTAACTGCCCTGGTTGTGGAGAAACTCAAGAATATTCATTTGACCTTAATAAAACTAATATCTATTCAGGCACAGAAGGAGGTGAGATAGAATTTACAGATAATAAGAACGGAACGTTCAACATTATTCTGCCAAAAACACAAGTTGAAGTAACTTTTCGCTTGTTGACGGGCCTCGACGAAAAGAGACTTTTAAGCGGCGTAGAAGCTGACCGCAAACAAAAAATTCATGAGCGCAGCGTCACGCGCCAGATTGTTAATATAGTGACGGCCGTCAATGGAGTTTCCTCCGCGGAAGCCATTAATTATCTTGCCGATAACATCCCCTCCATAGATTCGAGACAATTAAGATTAGCTTACAAACTAGCTGCGCCGAACGTAGACCTCACTCAAGCTTTTGAGTGTAGTGAATGCGATTTTGAGAGCGATCTGGAGGTTCCGCTCACTGCGGACTTTTTTTGGCCTGACCGATGAATACATGGAGAACGTGTATGAGCAGTTCTTCTTTTTAAAGTATTCGGGCGCTTGGTCATTCTCGGAAGCATACAATCTCCCAGTGGGACTGCGCAAGTGGTTTGTGGATCGACTTCTTAGACAATTAGAAAGTGAGAAGGAAGCTATTGAAAACGCATCCAAAGGCACCGGCCGTTCACAAACTTTAAGTGCGCAGAACCAACCGGCTCCCCCACCCCAAATGTCGGCGCGCAATAGACGAGGCACGTAGCCTCGTCTTTTTTTGTGAGAAACTATTTACGTTTAGATAACTCAAAGAGGTTTATTTAATGCCTACGCCACCATTTGATCCAGCACAAGAAGCTCAAAGGCTTAACAACCTCCGAGAACAGCGAGATGTTCGTCAAGCTATTACGGATCTGTCCGCCCAGCAGCTTGACCTTCTGTCCCAAGAAGCGAATCTACGCGTCGACGCGTACTCGTTCATCCAAACCGAATTAGTTAACCGGCAACGTCTCGTGGACATATCCACAAGACAATTAGAACTCATGGAGAAGACGCAGAAAGCTGGTTTTAGTATAGAAGAGAACCTCAACCGAGAAGTTCAACTCAACAGCGCGAACCTTGAAATTGCCAAACAAAAGTTAAAAGTGGAGACGGAAGCCGACGAAATCAAAAAACTCGAGAAACAGATCGAACTACTCGAAAAACGAAATAAAGCTATTCTGGAGGGGCTAGCCCCAGCAAAAGAATTAGGAGAATCCATTGGTGCGGCTTTCAGAATAGAAGGCGCCGTAGGATTTACAGCCCAATTGGGAAAAATAGGCAAAGCGCTCAAGCTGGGTAAGAAGGGCGTCCTTGCGTTTGGCGCGGCTGCGGCTTCAAGCATCGCAGCCGCTGTTATTGACAGTATGGTTGGGCTGGTTATCCAAGTCTATGATGCCGAAAATGCATTTAGACTGGCGACTGGTGCTAATCAAGAATTTGCGCAGTCATTGACTGCTACTTATGAAGAACTGCGTGATGTCGGGGTTAACCTCGAGGACGCATCAAAGAGCACTCAGAGTCTCTATAAATCTTTTACTGATTTTACGATGATGGACACTCAAGTGCGTGACGACTTAATTAAAACGAGCGCAGTGTTATCTAAGTTTGGAGTTTCCACTGATGACTTTGCGAAAGGTATCCAGACGGCTACGAAAGCTTTAGGGGTGATGCCTGAAGCCGCTGATGAAACCATGCTAGGCATGCGCGCCCTTGCGATGGACATTGGAGTAATGCCTCAACAAATGATGGCGGACTTTGCCGCAGCCGGCGGCCAGCTAGCTAAGTTTGGATTAGATGGAACTAAAGCCTTTAAGGATGTAGCCATTGCTTCTAAGATTACCGGTATGGAGATTCCCAAAATTCTCTCTCTCGTTGAAAAGTTTGACACTTTCGAAGGCGCAGCAGAACAAGCAGGAAAGCTCAACGCAGCCCTGGGCGGCAACTTTGTGAATGCGATGGATCTTATGATGGAAACCGATCCCGCAGCAAGATTTAACATGATACGTGACGCTATCTTGAATACAGGATTAACGTTTGACGATATGAGCTATTACCAGAAGCAATTTTATAAGGATTCGCTCGGGTTGGCCGACGTGGGCGAACTCGCGTTGATGTTGTCGGGCGATATGTCTATGTTGGACGATTCAATAGGCAAGAACTCTCAATCATTTATCGATGCGGCCGCCGAAGCCAAACAGCTACAGAGCTTTCAAGACCTTTTGCGCAATACGATGTTACAATTTATACCGGTACTTAAACCGGTGGTAATATGGTTGCAAGATATGGCTCTATATTTAAGCGAGAATCGAGAAGAAGTTACAGAGATGATAGAGAAGGTTGTATCATTTGGAAAGGTACTGATGGGACTAGTTGCCGTCTTGAAGGTAGCGGCTCTGTTTATTGCTGCAGGCGCCGCTCCCTTATGGGGCCTCCTAGCAGCTATAGTCGCCGTAGGGGCAGCTTATATGTGGGTAAAGGGAATTTTCACCGGTGAAGACACCCCCGATATGGTGGAACTATTGAAAGCGAAAATGCCAACATCTCCACCAGTAGAGGTCAAGGATGCCCTAATTCAAGAGGGTAAAGTCGTCCACATGGATCCAAAGGACACCGTGCTCGCTTTCAATCCCGAGAACTTGAAAAACGCAGCCACATCCGGGGCAACTGCCGGCGCCACCAATTTCCTCACACAACGAAATGAGACAATTAATAACGCTGCTCCTCAAACCCAGGCCGCGGCCCCCGTCACAATAGTGACCAAAATTGGGGAGGAAACAATCGAGAAGCTTGTTTATGATCAAACCAGGAAGGCTGTTATCGAAAAAATGGGTAATTTGGCGAAATCGTCGGTGTCGTCATGATGAGGAGGAAATGAAGGATGGCAGACAATAAGAATTGGTCCGATGGCTCAACAACAGCATTTGATGCAACGCGCTTTGAGGAGCAAGAAGGAGTAAATGCTGATAGGTGGTATGTTGACGGTTCTGATGCTTACGCCAATCATAAGCAAATGTTGGTGTCATTTTTACATGTACCCAGCAATTCTGTTGTTTCGTTTAAAGCTTTCATCACCACTTTTAACGATACTTATAACTCCGACTGGGCAGCAGAAACCGTATATGGGCGCGCCGACCCTATATACATGTTTAAAAACACCACGCGCAAGATTTCGTTGGCCTTCGTTATTCCGGCAGCCTCCGAAGGCGAGGCGTTTGAAAACCTTGGAAGAGTTCAAAAGCTTGTTCAATTTCTTTACCCGAACTACACCACTTTAACAAATGCCGCAACCGGCAAACCGGATGCTTTTGCACAAACTATTTCCCAGTCTCCTTTGGTGAGGCTGAAAATGTTCAATATATTAAACAATCATGGTGATACGGGGATCAATTGGGGGCCTCTAGCCCTTAAAGCCAAAGACGTTGTAAAGCGTCCAGGTATGTCTTTTCACACCTCTCCGTCGGTGGGTCTGTTGGGGGTTATTGACAATGTGACCGTTCTTCATAATCTCGAGGGGGAACAAGGCGCCTTTACAGCAGTGAAGGGCGTAGCGCTTCCCAAACTTCTAGAAGTTAACTTGAACTTTTCACCCATTCACGAACACACCGTTGGATGGGTTAGTGATCCGGCAAACACAGGGTCAGCACCGACTTTTGCCTCCCCTCATTTCCCATATTCCGTGGATGTTGAGGGCAGTCTTCCGCAGCCCGATGCATCTAATGGTGCCGGCTGCAGTGATGCAACAGCCATGAGCGAAGAAGATGAAAATGCCATTCTGGAGGGAGAAGACCCCATTCCCGTAGACGAAGATGGAGTGCCGGGTTCCACCGCATGCGCGGCGGAAGCGGCCGCAGAAGCCTCTGAGGTTTTGGGGACGGATGCACAAGGAAATCCCACAAACTACGCATGGGACTTGGCGCCCGAGCAGCGATAGGGAGAGTAATATATTATGGGAAGATACAACAAATATAGAATTTTAACAAACTCGAGCGACTAT